TGCCGGCTGCCCACGTAGAGAAGTCTAGGGCGCATAACTGGTTCACCACCGAGAGTGGCACCACGGCGCAGAACTTTGAGGCTGTGTGTTTGGCTGCCGACCTTGAGCCCCATACGGTGCGTAAGTTTTATATGGCTTACGAAGGCGGCCCTCTTACTATCCGTGACCTAGTGCGTCTCCGTGAATCCAACCGCAAGAAGGATACCTCCGATGTTTAAGCTTACTGTCTCCGTCATTCGGCAAGCACACGTTCTTTATGGCATCAATCGGCCTGAGCCTTTGGCCATCTTTACTTTTGCTAGTCGGGCCGCGTTGGCCACGGCGTATCAACTATTGATGGCCGCTAAGACTGATGACATTAAACTTCTGGCTGAAATTGAGGAGGAAGTCACTGAAGTTAAACGGCGCTACGTTGAAAAGTCCGGCGCAGAATTGGCCCGCCCCCGTTGAAAATAATCCGAGACATGACGCCGACTCCTAAGAATCAGGAGATTATATATAACGCCAACGATACTTTGCAGACGATGGCCTTGAAAGAACACTTTGATGGGGGGCTGCTGCCCCCTTGGGCACAATACACCGCCCGTTATAGCGAGAAGATGCTTGGCCCTATCATGACAATGATGCGGCGGGGCATCCTCGTCGACACCGACGAGCGCGACAGAACTGTGGCTCTGCTCACGCAACGTCGCACCGCCGTCACCCAACTCTTTGACGCCGTATGCGAGGCCCTGTTCGACACCGACTTCAACCACAACTCACCAGCCCAGCTGAAGCTTTTGTTCTACAGCTTCCTCGCGATCCCTGAGCAATCGAAGTCTAAGAAGGGCGAATCAAAGCTTAGCACTGACCGCGAAGTTCTTGAGCGGATCGTTGACACCTTTCCGCGTGGTGCCTTCCTCGCCAACACCATCCTCCGCATCCGGGACCTCGACGGCCAGATAGAATTTCTGACGCGCGGCTTGTCGCCGGCCAACCGCTTTCACTCCTCTTATAATCTGGCCGGCACCGAGACCTTTCGCCTGTCATCTAATGAGCATCCGCTGCGGATGGGGGGCAACGCACAGAACCTGCCGAAGCCTGCCCGTTCCGTCTTCAAGGCCGACGATGGCTACACCTTTTGTCAGGCGGACCAGCAGGGGGCCGAAGCCCGCGTCGTCGCTTATGTCTGCGGCGACAAGAACTACATCGACGCCGTCGAGGGCGGTGACTCCCACACCATGGTTGCCTCGATGGTCTTCGGCTTCGAACCAATTAGAGAGTTGGCTGAACGTGAATACTATCGGGGAAAGTCATATCGCGATCTTACAAAAGCCGGCAGCCATGGGTCCAATTACCTGGGCAAACCTTACACATTAGCTAAACAGATGAAAGTAGAAATAGCGGTAACCGAGCAATTCCAGCGTCTTTACTTCAAGAAGTTTCCGGGCATCACTGAGTGGCATGCTTACACTGCCCGACAGCTTCAGCAGCAGGGCTACCTCGTCAACCCCTTTGGCATCAGACGCACCTTCTGGGGCCGCCATTGGGACGACGCTACGCTGCGCGAGGCCATTGCCTTCGTGCCTCAATCCTTTGTGGGCATCCTCACTAACGTTGCGCTACATAAACTTTGGTGTCGCTACGAAGGCGCCGCTGGTGCGCCCCTCCAGTTGCTGGCCAATGGCCACGACGCTGCAATCTTCCAGGTCCGGACGAATTTGCTTGACTCTATTCTGCCCGAAGTGCTAGAAGAACTCCGCATACCGGTGCCTATCACCGACATCCACGGTGTCACCCGCGAGGTGGTCATCCCTTTTGACGTGGAAGTCGGTGGGTGCTGGGGAAAATATGACGTGACTAAGTGTCCGACTGGATTGCAGAAATGGAGACCAGCTAAGTGACGCCTTATGACTATCTCGGAGACAAGGCGGCCAACTTCCGCCTCATCAACATGATTACCACCTATTGGCGGAAGCGCGGCTTCCATGTCAAGGCCTGGGTGGAGCGGGGCAACGACTCTAGCAACGGCGCTGCCATCTTTGTGGTCCGCACCGACATCCGCCAAGACGTCACCAAGATTGATCCCACCTACACAACCATCTAGGAGAACGGCAATGAACTTTTCTACGGTCCTCGACTTCATCAAGGCTGGGCGAAAGGCTGCGCGCACAGGATGGAATGGCGCCGACATGTTTGTCTTCTTAGTGCCCGGCTCCACCTTTGTGGTCAATCGGCCGCCCCTTCTGGGCATATACCCAGAGGGCACTAAGCTTGATTATCATGCCCACATTGATATGAAAACTGTCGAAAGCTATGTTGTGCCTTGGCTTGCTTCACAGACTGACATCCTCGCTGAGGATTGGGTGGTGTTTAATGACTGATAACGTCGTGGCTTTCGGCAAGCCCGCGCCCGTTCTGGCAAGCGCCACTTCTAGTGCGCCGACGCCAGAGGAGGCCCGCCTCCAGTTGTCCATTGACTCTCTGCTCCAAATGCTACAGGACAATCGCCACAAGATTGATTCTTTCATGGGTCTCATTACCTTTAAGACAGCGGCCGACGGTACCGCCGGCTTCCAACTTTTCACCAGCCCCATGGACTTGGCGCACTTCTCGCTGGGCGTTCGTGTCCTTGATGGTGCTGCCAACGCCATGCTTCATGGCCACAGCAATGCCTCTAGACTATAAGCCCGAGGGCATATGCGCCTCTATCTACGGTTACAATGGCCCCGCCGACAAATTCAATTTGCGGCTGGACCACTATGAGTGGTATGTGCTAAAGACAGAATATATGCAACGGGCCCGGCGACCGCCCGGCTACATCGTTGAAGTTATGGACACGGACGGCGACGAATATTTCTTTGATATCCACGGCATCTCTTGCTTGTGGAAGCGTTCACCTCAGTTTGAGTTCTGATGCTAGGTGAGCCACTCCGCGTTGAGTATCTTAAAGAGGAGCCTCTGTTCCCAGAGCAGCGACGCACTGCTGCTCAACAGGCCGGCATCAACTTCGAGAAGGCGGCGGCTCGCAAGCTAGCACAGCTCTACGTCAAGGTGGTGTCGGGGCCGTGGCTCCGCTACTATAGCCCAAAGAAGTGGGGCATCTGTCAGCCTGATGTCCTCGTCTGGCTTACACCTCAGCACCTGCTGGTCATCGAGGTCAAGCTTTCGTGGATGCCACAAGTTAGGCAGAAGTTGCTCACCCTCTACGGCCCACTAATACAGAAGCTGCACCCCGAAGCTACGCTTTCCTACCTCCAGCTCTACAAGAACTGGAAGCCCAAATCCCACAAGAAGCCGCTCTCTATCTACGCACTCGATGACATCAAAGAAGGAGCCTACAAAGAATGTCAGTTCCTCGGTCTCTAGGTTGGGTCTGTGTGCCCACACCGCTCCGCACTCGCCCCCCTAATTTCTGGCGCCCTAAATACATTTACCAAAGTCGGACGCGGGCTATTGCCTCTAAGTATGCCGATAACTATGATCTAAGCTGGGGCCTATGCACGGCACACCACTCTGAAATCCGGGGTATTCGCACCGCCGAGGTGCTGACCCGCTACGACATCAAGGAAGTCTTCGTCCATGACTGAACTGAAGTTCATTATCTTTGAACGGGGCGCGCAGATTCCAACGCAAGCAACTGCGGGCGCTGCCTGCTACGACCTCACTACCAACGAGCGGGGCTTTCTGTCACCCACCAACGCCCGCCTCACCCTCAGCACCGGTGTTGGCATTGAGCTGCCACCCAACCACGTCGGCCTTATCTGCTCCCGCTCTGGTCTTGCCTCCAAACATGGTGTCTTTGTGCTGAATGCTCCAGGCATTATCGACGAAGACTATCAGGGGCCCATCAAGGTCATCCTCGGCCTTCAGCCGGCAAACCTGCTCTGGCCAGAAGACAACGCCGCCTATGAGTTTCTACCGGGCATGCGCATCGCCCAGCTGCTGGTTCTGCAGAAGGCTAGCCTCCTGTCTGTGGCCGCGCACTCCTTCGCTGACGTTACTGCCCGTGGCTCTGACGGCCTGGGCTCGACGGGGCTCTGCTCCTGATGTCGATTGCCTATGATGCTGTGTCTAGGCCCTTCCACTACACCCAAGGCGGCATCGAGTGCATCGCTGCCATTGAGGCGTCGATGTCGCGCGAGGCCTTCAAAGGCTTCTTGAAGGGCAACGCACAGAAATACTTGTGGCGCTATGAACACAAAGGCCACCTCGAAGACCTTAAGAAAGCTCAGTATTATCTTAACAAGCTCATTGAACTGGAGAAGACCGATGGCAACTAAGTCTAAGGCTCCCGCCGCTACGCTCCCCGCCCCCAAGACTTCAAACTATATTGACGTGCCAATACTCATTCAAGTTGATGAAGAGGGCAATTTTGAGGCCGCTGCCTGGAGTAGATATGCACCCGAAAATTACATGTCTGAGCTTTTTTCGGGCGAACTCACAGGCTCTACATACAGTTGTTGGGTGACAGTTCGTATTCCTAAAACTCACCTTGCTAGTAATAAGTATGTCTATGAGGTGCCCAGCAAGTGACCAAAACCATCCTACTCATTCCGGACGTGCATGCTAAGCCGGGCGACAAGCTGACGCGCCTCACTAAGCTCCGCGCTTTCTTGCGGAACCGCCGCCCCCACCTCGACAAGATCATCCAGATCGGTGACCTTTGGGACCTGCCGTCACTATGCACCCACGACAAGGACCTGCCGGAGTGGAACACCCGCTCCTTCAAGGCCGACCTCAAGGCTGGCTTCAACGCCCTTGACATCATCTGTGACATTGGTATGGACTGGGGTCTCTCAGCCCAGGACATCGTTGTCACGGAGGGCAACCACGAAGAACGCTACAATCGGTGGATGAAGTCTGACAACAGGCTACTGACCTCGGACTGGGCACCAACCATGGCCGCTCAGGTCGAGGTCGAATACCCGGCCATCAACTATGTGCCCTTTCAGACACCCTACCACTTCGGTGGCGTGTCGTTCTGCCACTACTTCGTCAGCGGCGTAATGAACCGGGCACACAGCGGGGAGCGCCCGGCCCTCAGTATGCTCCGCACCCACCACTGTTCGGTGGTGGCCGGACATCGACACACCATAGACTTCGCTGAGCATACTAGACCAGACGACAGCAAAATTTACGCCTTTGTGTGCGGCTCCTTTGTCAACCCCAACGACCCCTTCTCTTTTGCTGGGGCGGGCCGAAAGCTTTGGTGGTCTGGCGTACATCTTCTCCACTTGACAAAGCCCGGCGAGTTCGACATTGAGTCCATTAGCCTTGACCGGCTGCTGTAACTATGCTATACTAGCCGCCTAAAAGCAGGGGTTGGGGATGGCTAAGTCGCCGGCATGGCAGCGCAAAGAGGGTAAGAGCGAAGCGGGTGGCCTGAACGAGGCTGGCCGCCGCTCTTATAATCGTGCCAACCCCGGCAAGCCCGGCCTCAAAGCACCCCAGCCAGAGGGTGGCTCACGCCGTGACTCCTTCTGCGCGCGAATGTCAGGCATGAAGAAGAAGCTAACGTCCGCCAAGACTGCCAACGACCCGAACTCTCGGATTAACAAATCATTGCGTGCTTGGAAGTGCTGACATGGTGACCAAGGCTAAATCCACAGTCAACGCTGCTGGCAACTACACCAAGCCTACGCTTCGCAAAAAGATCGTGTCACAGGTAAAAGCCGCAGCTACACAAGGCACTGGTGCTAACCAATGGTCTGCCCGCAAGGCGCAGCTTGTTGCTAAGAAGTACAAAGCAGCGGGCGGAGGATATAAATCATGAGTAAAAATCAAGCACACTACTTACCCGATGGTAAAATGTACAAAGGCGAGACACACAAAGTAGGCAATCTGTTGATGACGGGGGCAAAACATTCCCCCGCCAGTAAAGTTTTAGCCCATACGCCGCCCAAGAAAAAGAAATGAAAGCCCCACAGCAATCCCTAAAAGACTGGAGCAAGCAAAACTGGAGAACTAAAAGTGGTAAAAAATCTTCGGACACTGGTGAGCGATACCTTCCGGAAGCTGCAATTAAAAGTCTTAGCTCTAGTGAGTACGCTTCGACAACCAAAGCTAAGCGAGCAGGAAAAGCCGCCGGTAAACAATTTGTAGCACAACCTAAAAAGATTGCTAAAAAAACTGCAAAATATCGTTAATTTTAACCAGAAAATCTTAAGCTAAATTTATTGCCTATGTGCGGGAAACGCACCGACACTAACAAAGCTAGCAAAACAAGCAAGGAACTCTAAGATGCCCTATGATCTTCGCCGCAATACGAATCCTGGCCGACGCATGGTCCGCCCCATGGAAGATGACACCATCCGGCGCACTGCCGAAGATGCTGACATGCCGGGGCCTTCGCGCGCACGCGCCGCCCGCACCGCCAGGCGCCGCCGGCCTGTCGTTGAGGAGCTTAGCGCCGACGACCTCAACGGCATGGTGCTGGGCCAGCTCGGTCGCCCCGAAGAGGACACGGCTCGCAGTGTCCCTGCTGCCCTTGCCCGTGAGCGCATCCGCCAAACCATGGGCCTCAAAAAGGGTGGCCAAGTCTCGGCTAAGAAGCCCGCTAAGAAAGCTACACCCAAGAAGAAGGCTTCTCGCTAATGCCCGACAGCCGACCCCCGCGCAACTATAGACGCGATGTTGACACAGACATTCAGGAACTTGAGCAGCGGCTAGCGCGCGCCCAAGGTGGAAGCCGTGGAGATGCTACTGCGCGCACCCTGTTTGGTGGCACCAGCTCGCGCCGGGGCTTTGCTGAAAGTGGGCGCATGGATTCTGAACTTAAGCAGAACGCTCAAGAAGTTGAACGCATTCAAGATGAGCTGAACCGGGCGCGCACTTACCGCCGCGAACATCCAGCCGAACGCCCTGTT